CTAAATTTCCGCAAAAATTCCCTAAATGGATTTTTTTGAGAGGGGAGGTAGGCGGAATGGCAAGACCGAGAGAGCCGATAGACCTTGTAAAAGCAAAGGGCAAGAAACATTTGACAAAGGCGGAGTATGACGCAAGGAAAAGCGCAGAAATAAGCGCGCCGAGCGACAATGTTATACCGCCTGCATATCTGACAAAGAAAGAAAAAGAGAAGTTTAACGAGATCGCGCAGCAGTTAATAGATATTGGCATTATGACAAATTTAGATTGCGACGTTTTGGCGAGGTACGTTAGAGCAGATAGCGAATACACAAAGCTGACAAAGCAGCTATCAAAGATCAAGTTCACGCCGGACAAGAAAAGCGCAGTATCGGAGGAAACACAGATAGCACAGCAGTACAGCGAGTATGGCTATTTACAGAAAATGCAGATCAAAGCGCAAAAGCAAGCTAACGATTGCGCGCGGGAATTGGGATTAACCATTTCGAGCCGGTGCAAATTGTCAATGCCGAAAGCAGAGGATAAGCCGCCGGAAAATAAATTTTTGGTTCACACGACCGCAGGTTAATAATACATGGATCGCGTAACAGAATTTGCGAAAGCAAACGTAAAAAATAAAAAAGATTTCGGCGAGGACGCGAGATTGGCATTTAAGCGTCACATTAACGATCTAGCGCGATCAGATCGGAACGATCCAAACTTTCCATACGTTTTTAACGTGGAAAAGGCAGAGGACATTATAGAGTTAGCGAACAAATTGACGATTGCCGAGGGCGAGGGCGACGAACAATTTACCTGCGCCGGGTTCCAAGAGTTCATTTTGGGATCATTGTTTGGTTGGGTACACAAGAAAACCGGCAAGCGCCGGTTTACAGACAGCTATGTGCAAGTGGCGCGGCAGCAGGGCAAGAGCGTATTAAACGCGATATTGGGTATTAAGTGCTGCAATTTTGACAATTACAATTACGGTCAGATCTATTGCACCGCCACAAAAGCGGATCAAGCGCGGATCGTCCTAAACGAAATAACGAAGTTCATCAACGCGGATCACGATCTAAAAGATCTATTTGAGATCAAGGACTATAAGAACGAAGTCACCGGGAAGATAACAAACACGGTAATAAGGGCATTGGGTAGAGATACCCACACGATAGACGGATTTAGACCGTATCTTGGAATTGTTGACGAATACCACGCGCACAAAGACAACCAAATGTATAAGCTGCTTAAGGGCGGCACGAGAAAATTAAAACAATCGCTCATATCAGTAATTACGACCGCAGGATTTAACCTTAACGCGCCGTGTTACGAATTGTATAAATATTGCCGCCGGGTATTACGTGGAATTGACGTAAACGAGCGGCAATTTATTTATATAGCCCAAATGGACGCAAAGGACGATATTTGGGATCCCGAAAACTGGATCAAGTGTAACCCATTAACCGGCAAAGATCCCGATTTAATGGCGATCATGCAGGAGGACGCGAACAAAGCGCGTTCAATGGGCGGATCAGAGTTGCGGGATTTCTTGACAAAGAGCCTAAACATTTGGGTTACAAATGCGGAAACGGCATTTATAGACCTTGCAGAATGGGAAAAGTGCGGCAGCGAAAGAAGCCTAAAGGATTTCATCGGGCAGCAGGCAATCGTCGGATTGGATCTATCAAGCGGCGGGGATCTGACAAGCTATTGTTTAGAGTTCCCATACGAGGACGAAAACACCGGCGACCGGCGCTATTTCCTGCATAGTCAATCATTTATGCCACAAAGACGCCTGCAAGAGCACATGGACTTAGAGGACAACGCGCCCTATGTAATTTGGCAGCAGCAGGGGTTATTGACGGTCACGACAGCAGCCGGGGGAATAAAGACCGATTACAAGACCATATTAAGCAGCCTGCACGACTTAGTAGACGAATACCAGTTGGATCTAATTGCGATCGGGTACGATCCGCACAACGCAAGCGCGTTTTTGTCGGATCTTGAAGATTTCGGGTGCGACCTTATAGAGATAAAGCAGAGCGCCCGGAGCCTAAACGACGCAACAGTAGATTTCCAATTAGAGGTAAAGGCACACAATATGGAATACAACAAGGGAAACGTATTACTAACCCGGTCAATGAATGACGCTATTTTATCAGAACCGAACAGTTTCGGGGAAATAAAGATAGACAAAATGTTACAAAAAAACCGTATAGATCCATGCGACGCGGCGATTTGTTCGCACAAGATAGCAATGGGCGCAGATTTGGACGCGGTAGACATTAACGACGCCGTGGGCGCGTTCTTGGAAATGTACGAGTGAAAGGCAGGTGTAAAAAGTGAATTTATTAGACGCGATCCGATCGCAGTTTAAGAGAGATCCGACAGACAGCACAGTAGTAGGGATAAACGACGAGCGGCTATTGGATTGGTTAGGCATAAAAGCGCCGTATAATCGACCAATCCAAGAGATTACTTACTTTACCTGCTTAAAAATGCTATCGGAAACAGTAGGCAAAATGCCTATAAAATTTTACGCAAAGGGCAGGCAGGAGGCGGAGCCGAACGAGGTTTACCACCTGCTAAAGTACCGCCCCAACCCGCAAATGACGCCTACGACGTTTTGGACGGCAGTTGAAAACAACCGGAACCATTACGGAAACGCCTATGTATGGATTCAGAGCGAGTTTAACCGCATGAAATACGGCGGCGATTTCAAGATCAAGGGATTGTGGATCATGCCGACAAAGGACGTTACCGTTATTGTGGACGACAAGGGCATATTCGGCGGCAAAGGCGAATTGTACTATTGGTATTCGGACGCTTATAGCGGCGAAAGTTATTTTTTCAAGCAGCACGAGGTAATGCACTTTAAGACATCGACCACGTTTGACGGAATAACCGGGGCAAGCGTCCGGGAAGTGCTTAGAAGTACCATAGACGGCGCGCTTGCGTCGCAGAAATTCAAAAATAACTTGTATGAGGGCGGATTGACCGCGCGTGCAATGCTGCAATATACCGGCGACTTGGATCCAAAGAAAGAAAAGGCGCTGATAGCAAAGTTTGAGCAGTACGCAACCGGCGTAAACAATGCCGGTAAGTTTATCCCGGTTCCAATCGGAATGAAGATAGAGCCGTTAAGTATCAGCTTAACAGATAGTCAATTTTACGAATTGTCAAAATACACTGCATTGCAGATCGCCGGGGCGTTCGGGATCAAGCCGAACCAAATCAACGACTACGAAAAGAGCAGTTACAGCAATTCGGAAATGCAGCAACTTTCCTTTTATGTAGACACAGAATTATACATACTCAAACAGTACGAGGAGGAACTAAATTACAAGTTATTGGATCCGTCAGAGATCAAGGCAGGCTATTATTTCAAGTTCAACGAAAATGTCATTTTGAGGACAGACGCGAAAGCACAAGCCGAGATCTTAAGCAAATATGTGCAAAACGGCATTAGAACGCCGAACGAGGCGCGGGCATTACTGGACGCACCGGAAAAGCAGGGCGGAGACGATCTAATGTGCAACGGTAACTATATCCGGCTGACACAGTTAGGCATGAATTATGGGAAGAAAGGAGGAGAGAGCTAAAATGCCATTATTGAAGCTGACAAAGAACGACAGAAACAACAAGCTGCGCGAGGTTGGATCTATCGAAATCAAAAACCAAACAGAAGAAAGCGCGGATCTTTGCTTTTTCGGCGACATCAATAGCGAAAGCATGGGAGAGTGGCAAAAGTATTACCCGGAGGACAAAGCGCCGTCGGACGTCAAGGAGTTTTTGGACGCCTTAGAGAACGTCAAGCACATCAACGTGCATATAAACAGCGGCGGCGGTTCCGTTTTCGGCGGTATTGCTATTTACAATATGCTTAAGCGGTTTGACGCGGAAATAACGGTTTACGTTGAGGGTTTGGCGGCGTCGATTGCAAGTGTAATTGCAATGGCGGGGGATAAAATCATTATTCCGGCAAACGCGCAAATGATGATACACAAGCCGTCAAGTATCGCGTGGGGCAATGCGGACGAAATGCGCAAGGAGGCAGACGTTTTAGACGGTTGCCAAAAGGTCATTTTAACAACGTATATGCAGCACACGAAAGAGGGCGTCACAGAGGAGCAGATCAACGACCTTATTAACGCGGAGACGTGGAAGAACGGCGAGGAGTGGCAGGAATATTTCGACATCGAAATAGCCGAGAGCAGCAACGCGGCAGCGGCGGCAAGCGATTATTACAGCAAATATAACAATTTGCCGGAGAATTTAACGCCAAAGCAGCCGGACGAAACTTTAACAGCCGAAAAGATTGCGGCGGCAGTTGTCGAGGCGATCAAAGACAATTTAGCGGCAGCACAGACGCCGGGCGACGGTTCAGAACGTCAAAAAGACGATTTGGAACGTCAGAAAGCGGAGATTTTGAAAGATTTGGACTATATCTAAGTCTTAAACCAAACAAATACAACCATAACAAGGAGGAAACAAAACCATGAGTAAGGAAATGAGGGAATTACTTAACAAGATCAATGCGAAGAAAGCACAGATCAGAGCGCTTGTAGCAGACGGAAAACTGGACGATGCCACAAGCGAAAAGGAGGAGTTGAAGAAATTGCAGGCGTCGTTTGACCTGCTTGCAGAGGTCGAGGACGAAGCGGCAGCGGGAGCACAGCAGCAGGCAGAGGCAGGGCAGGCGCAGGCAGCCGGAGAGGAGAAAAACGGACTTGCAAAGCAGGTCAAGGCGTTCACGAACGCGATCAAGGCGGCGTGGAAACACAAGAGCGTTGACGAGGAGGACGCACAGATCCTTAACGCAATGTCAGAGGGCAGCGACGAGGACGGCGGCTTAACCGTACCGAAAGACATTCGGACACAGATTAAGGAGTTGAGGCGCAGCGAGGACGCATTGGAGAACCTGGTAAACGTGGAGCACGTCAACACCAATTCCGGCACAAGAGTTATCGAGCGCGCAGCGGATCAGACGCCGTTTGACAACGTGGACGAGGCGGCAGAGTTCCCGGAGGTATCGACACCGCAGTTTG